AAACTGCATTAGGTAAAATTATACCAGAGTTCAAAGAAGTAATGGACGCATATGGTAGTAATGAACCCAATGTAGTTATACCTTTATCAACTGTAAAATCATTTGCAATGAAAAGGTATGGCGGAGAAAATGAAGAAGTAGCTGTTCAAAATTTTATGACAGATATTCTTTCACAATCAATGCCAGAACAACCGATGGAACAACAACAAACAACTGTGCCACCTAGTCAACCTATGGCTCCTCAGCCACAAGGTTTAATGACTAGCCCACAAAATATGGAACAAGTCTAAGAGCTACCCTTATCCATAAGGCACTCAACCCAAGAGGTAAAAATAATGGAAGAAGAAAACAACGTTCAGGAAACTGAACAAGAACTTGAAGCAACTGAAGAAACTCAAGAAGTAAAAAAGGAAGTTAAGCTTCCCAATCAAAATCCTTATCACAAAAATCGTGGTGAAGATGATGATGAAACAAAAGCTTTTCTTTCTGGTAAACTTTCTAAATATCATCAGGAGCAGAGAGACAAGAAGGCAAACACAGCAACCGAACAGAAGGACACCGATGCGTCTGAAGAAACTGCAGACTCAACAGACACCAAGGCTACTCCTATCGCTGAACGCCCTGTAACTGCTGAAGATAAAGTCTTTAAGAAACGTTATGACGATTTGAAAAGACATTATGATTCTACTATTTCAAAACATAAAGATGAACTTCGTCAATTACGAACTCAGTTAGAATCAAGTACTAAACAATTTGTTCCTCCTAAATCTAAAACTGAATTAGATGAATGGAGAAAAGAATATCCCGATGTTTATGAAATGATTGAAACCATTGCAATGAACAAGGCAGATTCAAGAGCAAAAGAAGTTGAAGAAAAATATCAATTTCTACAATCTCAACAAGAACAAATTGCAAGGGAAAAAGCTGAAGTAGAACTTTTAAAACTACATCCAGACTTTAATGAACTTCGACAAAAAGAAGAATTTCATGAATGGGCTGGTAAGCAAGATCCTGTTATACAAAGTTGGCTGTATGAAAATACATCTAATGCGTCATTAGCTGCTAGAGCTTTAGATCTATATAAAATGGATGCAGGCATTAGTAAGTTAAACAAACAGGAAAAAGCAGATATAAAAAAAGAAGCTGCTAAAGCTGTAACCAAAACTAAGAAAAGTACTGATACTGATATGCCAAAGAAAAAAGTTTGGACTATCGGTGAGATTTCTAAATTGAAACCTCACGAATATGAGAAGTATGAGAAAGATATTGATCTTGCACGTTTAGAAGGTAGAATTACACAATAAACCTTAAACTAAACTAACTACTTAACATAGGAGATAAATAATATGGCTTTTGGTAGTGCTGGTGGATATGGAAACTTACCTTCAGGTAATTTCACTCCACAAATTTTTAGCCAAAAGGTTCAAAAATTCTTCAGAAGAGCATCAGTGGTAGAAGATATTACTAACACTGACTATGCTGGAGAAATTGAAAACTTTGGTGATACTGTTAAAATAATAAAAGAACCTACAATCACTGTACAAGATTATGCGAGAGGTACAGCTGTTTCTACTCAAGATTTAGCTGACGATCAAATTACTCTTATCGTTGATCAAGGTTCATACTTTGCTTTCAAAGTAGATGATATTGAAGAAAGACAATCTCATGTAAACTTTGAAGCACTTGCAACTTCTTCAGGTGCATACTCGCTTAAGAAGAACTATGACTACAATGTATTAAAATACATTTATGACAATGCTTCTACTTCTGCTGGTAACACTGGAACAGATGCTTCACCAGTAACTGGTACAACTAACTCTAACACGTTAGCTGATATCGTTTCTGCTGCTAAATCTGTTTTGGACCAAAATGATGTTCCAGAAGAAAATAGATGGTTGGTTGCTTCACCTAAATTTTTCCAACAGCTAAGAAAAGCTGATGCGAAATTAGTTGACCAATCAGTAATGATGGACGGTGGTGCATCACAAATCAGAAACGGTAAAATGACTGACAGACCATTATTTGGTTTTAACATGTACATGTCAAATGCTATCGTTAATGGTGGTGCTGGTGCTGCTGCTAGCAAGACATTCTCATCAACTAACTCTGGTGAGTACATATTCTTATATGGACATATGTCTTCTGTTGCAACTGCTAAC